CCGGCCAGGATAGCAGTAGAGATTTTCCCGTTATTTATCAAGGTATTGACCCACTGTCGGCTGACTTTTAGCCTCGCGGCTGCATCTTTCACCATTATGTACATATATAACCTTCTATTGACTAAATGACAAGAATCGCACAATACCACAAATAATTTGAATATTGTTGTTGACACCGCGTAAACACCGGAATAGTATCTGTTTCAGCAGGTGCAGCAAAACAACCGACCTACCAACCGACCTAAAGGAAACAAAATGGCCTCATCACAGCAAGAACGCAACCTCAAAATGTACGGCGTATTTGACATTGATCAGTATGTTGAACGTCTTGCCGAAACGATTACTTATCAGGGCTGCGGCGCCAGCATGATAATCGCCGGCCTCATGTCAGATGCTCAAGAACAATTACAAAACAACGACAGCGAAGGCGCCCGCAAAACGCTTAACATCGCAAAAAATATGTTGTTTCGCGCCGCTGATGGCGACCTGATTTTTTCCCGCGGCAAACGCTAACCGATCGCGCCCTTTCGGGGGCGCACCTAACCGACCAACCTACCTAAAGGAACTAAAATGAAAGTCAAAATCACAGAAATCAATCGTCGCGCAATCAACGTAATGCTGGGCGAGATCAACGGCAAGTCGCTTGCACATACAGCGAACGACAAGCATGTGTTTGAGCTTGCTGAGTTAATGGAAATGAAACTGCAGAAATTCGGCATTGCCAAAAAAGATCGTAGCGGTGCAAAAGCCTGCGGCATGTCCGGTGGCAATGTCCCGACCGCTTATAAATACAGTCGCATCGTAAATAATTACACGATCGAACGCGGATCTTCAAGCTGGTTTTTGATTGATGCGCGGCGCGACGAAATTTATGGGAGCGCAAGCAAAGATCATCTCAATCTGACAGCCGGACAACGCGACATTGCGGTGTCAAAATTCACAGCGCAGTTTTCGGTGCAAGCGGTTGTCACGCTGGCGGTTGCAGCATGAACGCAGACGCGAAATTTATACGTTGCACCATAGAGTCAGGCTCGGTATACCGAGTCTGTGAGAAAACCGGCGAAACCCGCGAGGTTGCGGTTGCTGCCATGTTTGGCGGTGCTGGTATCCGCAAGGACGCGCAGGTCAGGGTGTGGGAGATGCTGCATCCCGACGACCCCGCAGATGAGAAGGTAGGCTCGCCTTACGGCGCAACCGAACGGCCAGTTGGGGTAGGCAGTTTTCTTGGCCTTGAGTGGGTGGCAGCATGAGCGCCCCTGAACGCTGCAACTGCGGGAGCGAGGACTGTCCCCGCTGCTACCCGCTCAACCGCAAGCAAGCAGAAGTTACCGAGCGCGACCGCGCCGACGCACTTACCGACATCGTCGATGAGGTAATGGACTACGGCCGCTACCCGCGCCGTGGCCGGTCGCAAGTGGATCTCTACGAGTTCGTGTCGGAGCACTTAGACACCAGCTTTGCGTTTGAACTGGTGGTCGCGGTATTGAGCAGCGACAAAGAGACAGTGCAAACACGCATCGGCCGACTATATGACCAAGTGCAGGAAATGCTCAAGAAACACTATATCGACACCGACCTCGTAGAAGAACTGGCACAAGAAATTGCAGACGCGAGCGAAGAATGAGTTTCTTAGAGATCACAGGCGCCGCCGCGTGCGCCGTAGCAACACTCGCGGCATTTTGGGTATTTATCGTTTTGTTGTTCAGTATTTAATCTCGGAGGATTTATGGCTATAAACTTACAGGCAATCAGCAGAAACACTAGCATCCAGCCACCGCGCATCATGGTCTACGGCCCGCATGGCCTCGGCAAGACGACCTTCGGCGCCAGCGCATTGGCACCGATCTTCATCCTGACCGAGGACGGGCTGGGCCGACTTGAAGTCGATCACTTCCCGGTTGCCAAAAGTCTTAAAGATGTGCAAGAGGCACTGTCGTCTTTGAAGGGAGAGCACGACTTTTCAACGGTCGTTATCGACAGCTTGGATTGGCTGGACAACCTGATATGGGAGCAAATTAACAGTCAATACGAAGCTAAGGATTTGGCCTACGGCAAGGGAGCGGTCATAGCCGCCGACTTGTGGCGCAAGGTGCTTGAGGATTTGAACGCCCTGCGTAGCATGGGCATGGCCAGCATCCTGCTGGCGCACTGCGAGATCAAGCGGTTTGACTCGCCAGAAGTTGAGCCTTACGAAAGGTATCAACCCAAGCTGCAAGCGCGTAGCAGCGCCCTGGTGCAGGAATGGTGCGACATCGTTGGCTTTGCCAATTACAAGACGATTGTCAAATCGTCAGATGTTGGTTTCAATAACAAAGTAAGCCGCGGGATCAGCACCGGCGAGCGGCTGCTGCATACGTCTGAGAAACCGGCATATCTTGCCAAGAACCGCTACAGCCTGCCAGATACACTGCCTCTGGAATGGTCAACTCTGGCAGACGCAATGACGACCACAACCAACCAACCTAAAGGAAAGTAATTATGGCCGCTCTAAATTTCAACGCAGCAGAAGTACAACCCCAACAGTCGTTTGACGCCTTGCCGCCGGGTCGTTACGAAGCCATCATTTCGGCATCGGAAATGAAAGACACCAAAGCCGGGACTGGCCAATACCTGCAACTGACCTTTGATGTGGTCGGTGGGCAGTACGAAGGGCGCAAACTCTGGTCGAGACTCAATTTGGTCAACCCCAACGCGACCGCGATCCAGATCGCCGAGCGCGAGTTGAGTGCAATTTGTCACTGCGTCGGCATCCTCGTGCCGGCCGACAGCGAGGAGCTGCACGACCGCCCGCTTATTGTTGATGTGATCCAGGAACTCAACCCAATGAGCGGACAGCAGACAAACCGCATCAAGGGTTACAGCCAGGTTAGCGCCCCGGCGCCGAAAGCCAAACCCGCGGCAGCGGCAGGCTTTGCAACCGGCAAGGTCGCGCCGGCGGCACCCTGGGCAGCTCGTAAGTAATCAACCCGCTGGGGCGGCAACGCCCCGGCGTTAAGGAGGATGTATGGAACTGCCAGAACCGCAAAACAGCACCCGCACCGCCATTTTCAAGCACTACGAAACCGCCGCCGACAGGCATGGACGCCCGCACTTAGGCGCATCTGAGATTGGCCACGAATGCGACCGCTACCTGTGGTTATCATTCCGCTGGGCAAAGCCAGCCGACTTTGACGGCCGGATGCTGCGCCTGTTTGACAGCGGCAACCACCAAGAGCCGCGCCTGATCTCGGATCTGCGGAATATTGGTGTCGAGGTATGGGATAAAGATCAGGACGGAAACCAGTGGCGATACAAGGCAGTAGGCGGGCACTTTGCCGGCAGTCTCGATGGTGTTGGCCTGGGCCTGCCGGAGGCGCCCAAAACGCCGCATTTGCTGGAATTTAAAACAGCGAACGCCAAGAGCTTTGCCGCCATGGTGAAAAATGGGGTAAAGAAGTCCAAGCCGCAGCACTGGCAACAGATGCAAGTCTACATGGGCTGGGCTAGTCTGACACGCGCCATGTATCTGATGGTTAACAAAGACACAGACGAGATCCACGCCGAGCGCCTTGAATTTGAGAAAGACGCATTTGACCGGGCGATCCAGCGAGCCGAGCGGATTATCACGGCGCCGGAACCCGCGGTGACGCTTGCCGACGATGCGACAAACTTCACCTGCAAATTCTGCCGGTTTAAAGACCAATGCTACGGCACAGAGGCGCCCGCGGTGAGCTGCCGCACCTGCGCCCACAGCACCCCTGAGACAGACGGAGACGGGCGCTGGAGCTGCGCGCAGGGTAAACCTGACATGAACGTAGCCGCCCAGCGTGTCGGCTGCGGTGAGCACCGGCATATCCCGACCTTGCTTGGCCGGTTCGCGGAGCTGATGGACGCTAGCGCTAATAATCTTTTGACCTACCGCAACAAGCTGACAGGCACCGAGTTCCAGCAGCCTGTCTATAGCAGCCAGGACATTACCAATTTGTCCGACAAGAGCTTACTCGGTGATGCTGGCCTGACCAACTTTAAACAGGAATTCGATTGCGACATTAAACCGGCGGCGCCAGCACCGTTTGCCGACTTGATTGATGATTTGCCTTGGGAAAAAGCCGCCGCGCCGAAACGCGCCAAAAAGGGGACAAAATGAGGATCCAAACAGCCACTATATCGACTAAAGAATTACAAAAAGCGTTGCGGGATTACTGCGCCGCCAGCGGTGGCATTCCCGACACCGTTATCATTCAGAGTTACAGCTCGCAAATTGTAGTCAGCTTAAGACCCGGCGGCATGATAACTGCCGACGAGTTTAATCATTCTGTTACAGGAGCTTAAAAATGAGCAGTAACGCATTTAACAAGCTGGACCTCGAATATACCGAGCGCGAGGATTATTTGGCCAACCGCGCTGAAGAACGGAGTCAGAAACCGTCGATTGATCCTTGCCCATTCTGCGGTCACGACGACATCGAGGTTGACGAGATCGAGATCGGCATCATTGCGATCTGCTGCCCGGAATGCATGGCGATCGGCCCGCACCAGGACGGCGCCCAGTCGGTCGAAATGGCCATCGAAAAGTGGAACCGACGGAAATGAAAGAGTTTAGGTTAAAAGTTAGCGTCCGCAATAATCTGCTTTTGTCGGCAATCGAAGCGCAGGGTTACGTTTCGGTTGCCGAGTTTGAGAGGGCTTGCGGGCTTGGTATGGGCAGGATTAACAACCTCGTCGCAATGCGAGAAGCACCTATATCAACGTCCGGTGAATTCTCAAAAAATGCAAAGCTGGTTATGGAAGTTCTAGGCGCGGCACCTACTGATTTGTGGACAGAGCAGCAGTTGACCATCAAGCTCAAAACCAATAGTGGTGAGAGGGCTATAGATGCAAACCTCGTGCAGCATTTACTAGAGCAAAAGAGCAGAACCGACTACCTACCATCTCCAGAGGACTCACTGCTGGCGGCAGAGACATCGGCAATCGTGAATGAGGTTTTGGGCACACTTAAACCACGCGAAAAAGAAGTGCTGCACGAAAGATTTAGCAATGATTCTACCTACGAAGAAGTTAGCAAAATTCATGGTGTGACTAGAGAGCGGTCGAGACAAATTGAGTTGAAGGCTTTGCGAAAATTACGCGACCCGACACGTTCGACAATTTTGAAGGAGTTGTTTAATGA